TCTGGAGGGGGAGGAGGCCATTCAAACGGTGTTACTATTAACGCTGGAGGAGCTGGAGGCTCTGGTGTTGTAATTTTAAGAATGCTTACATCCTTATACTCAGGAACAACTACAGGGAGTCCAACAGTTACTACTGATGGCAGCGATACGATATTAACATACACAGGAAGTGGAACATACACTCATTAAGATATGGCAACAACTAAAGTAGGCGGAGGAGTAGTAGATTTAAATTCAGAAAATACAGCATTTCAAATGCCAGTAGGTTCAAGTTCTTTTACAGGAACTGCTGTAGCTGGTATGATTAGAAACAATAGTTCTATCTCTAATGGTATTGCTCAAACCTCTTTTGAATATTATAATGGAACGCAGTGGGTAGGAATGGCTGCTCCTATACCACCAGATGTAACAGCGAATTTCATGGTATTAGCCGGAGGGGGCTCTGGAGGTAGGTCACAAACAAGTGGTTCTGCTGGAGGCGCTGGAGCAGGCGGTTTAAGAACATCTTATGGTCCTTCTGGAGGAGGTGGAAGTGCCGAATCTTCATTAACATTTGCAGGAGGAAATACTTACACTATAACAGTAGGCGGCGGCGGAGCAGCAATATCTGGAGGACTTGGATTGGGAAATGATGGAACGGACTCATCTGTGTCTGGAAGTGGAGTAGCAGTAACTTCAGTAGGCGGTGGCGGCGGATGTTATGCTAACTCGGCTGGTAATCCAGGTGGTTCTGGTGGTGGTGGAGGTCAGAATACAAACTACGGAACAGGAACTACTAATCAAGGGTTTAGAGGAGGAGAGGGAACTCATAATACTCCATACTATCCTGTAGGCGGTGGAGGAGGAGCTTCTGCCGTAGGAGCAGGCATTGTAGGAAGCGGTTGGGGTACTGGTTCAGATGGTGGCGCAGGACTAGCTGTTTCTATTACAGGCTCTTCGGTAACTTATGCTGGAGGTGGAGCTTCTTGCAGATATAACACTGATTCAGCAGGAGGTACTGGAGGTGTAGGCGGCGGCGGTTCAGCAGGTCAAGACGGCACTGTTAATACAGGCGGCGGCGGCGGCGGACAATCTATAGGCCCATCATCTGGAGCAGGAGGTTCTGGAGTGGTTATTTTAAGAATGCCAACTGCAAGTTATAGAGGAGTGACCACAGGTAATCCCACAGTAACAACAGATGGAACAGATACGATTTTAACATATACCGGAAGCGGTACTTTTACACCTTAATAAATAAATTATGGCACATTTTGCAAAATTAGATTCAAATAACGTAGTACAGCAAGTTATTGTTGTAAATAATCCTGTATTATTAGATTCAGAAGGAAATGAAAGTGAACAACTAGGCATTGACTTTTGTAAGAGTTTGTATGGACAAGATACCAATTGGATACAAACTTCTTATAATGGAAATATTAGAGCGCGTTATGCTGGAAAAGGAATGACCTATGATTCAGCTAATGATGTTTTTCTAAATGAACAACCTTATCCATCTTGGACATTAAACGAGACTACTTGGGATTGGGATGCTCCAGTTCCTTATCCAACTGTTGAAGAAGGTTCTACAGATTATTATCAATGGAACGAAGACACTCAGTCTTGGGATTTAGTAGTAATAGAAGAAGAAGAAGAATAAAAAATAAAACATGGCTACCACCAATATATCAAGCTCAGGAGTATTAGGATTTAACGATACTACAGGAGCTGTTCAATTACCTTCTGGAACAACAGCTCAAAGACCTGGCTCTCCTTCTAACGGAGAGATGAGATACAATACAACTGATAATAAAGTAGAGTATTATGATGGAGCTTCTTGGATTCAGCTGACTGATTCTAATGCAGACGCATATAATGTTGATTTCCTTGTTGTCGCTGGCGGCGGCGCTGGTGGTGGTGACAGAGATTTTAGAACGGGTACTGGAGGTGGTGGAGCTGGAGGTTTGAGAACATCTTATGGCTCTACTTCAGGTGGCGGCTCTTCTGCTCAATCTCCAGCAGAGTTTGTAATAGGAACAACTTATACCATTACAATTGGCGCTGGAGGATATGATAGATATCAAAACACTCCTATAGCTGGAAATGATTCAGAAATATCTGGCTCAGGACTAACCACAATAAACACTACAAGAGGAGGCTGGGGCGCTGGTTTTTACGGGGGGAATAGGTATTATTATGAGGCTCAATCAGGAGGTTCCGGTGGTGGTACTTTAAATGCAACTCCCCTCTCTGGGACAGCTGATGAAGGATTTCAAGGGGGTACTGACACAGGTGGTCAAGGTTTTGCGTGTGGTGGAGGTGCTGCAAGTGCAGGAACAGCTACTGTTTCGGGGAGTGGATTAAATGTGAATATTATTTCTACTTCTAATGCTACAACTTCATCAGTTGGGGAAGTTTCCGGTTCTGATGTTTACTTTGCAGGTGGTGGTGGCGGTAACGGTCAGCTCGGAGGGATTGGAGGAGGAGCCGATGGTGGTACTAGTTCTTCTCCGAATGGAGGAAGCAGTCCAGCTAATACTGGAGGCGGTGGCGGCGGATGTTATAGTACTTATAGTACTCAATATACTGGCGGCTCTGGAGGTAGTGGAATTATTATTTTAAGAATATTGACTTCTAAATATACCGGAACAACTACAGGCTCTCCAGATGTTTATACTGAAGGAAGTGATACGGTATTAGTTTACAAAGGAAGCGGTACTTATACAGCATAATGGAGTACATACAAACAAATAGTGCATTGTTGGATATTGATGTGGCATATCACATTGTAAAACCAAATGAAAATGAACTTTAACGATATAAAAATATTAGGTATAAATAGTATAGTTTTAGGAGTTTCTATGACTCAGATAGACGTAATACTAAAAATTTTATTACTTTTAGTATCAATTGGATACACAGTCCATAAATGGTACTTAATGTATGGAAAGAATAAGTGAGCATATATCATACAGAGAAGCAATTAAATCTAATACTGCTTCCCGACTAGGGATAGACAATACACCAAGCGATTATGAAATTACTAATATGGTTGGCGTTGCTTTTAATGTTTTCGAGCCTCTTAGAAAATATGTAGGTGGACCTATAAGAATCAACAGTTTTTACAGATGTGAAGAATTAAACCGAGCTATTGGTGGAAGTTCACGCTCGCAGCATTGCCAGGGAAGAGCAATTGACCTGGATGACACACTTGGTCATAAAACAAACGCTGAGATGTATAAGTATATAAAAGACAATCTAAGCTTTGACCAGCTCATATGGGAGTTTGGTGACGACACTAATCCAGATTGGATTCATGTAAGCTACGTTCACCCAGATGAAAATAGAAAGCGTTGCCTTAGAGCAGAACGGATAAATGGTAAAACCACATATCGAGTGATATGAGTAAGGGTAAAAAACCATTCAAAGAAACGGGCGTAGGAAAGTTTCTCATCGAGAAAGCACCTTCGATACTTGGTATTGTAGGTGATGCTATACTTCCAGGTAATGTTATATCAGAGCTTATCAGTGGAAACAACGAACTTAGTGAAGGTGACAAGCGAATAGCTCTTGAAAAATTAAGACTAGAGCGCGCAGAGATAGATGGCGTAACTAGACGCTGGGTTGCAGACTCTGGAAGTCAAAGTTGGCTTGCTCGTAATGTAAGACCATTAACTTTAATTGTATTAGTCGGAGCGTATGTGGGAGGATGGTATATGGGTCTTGAAACATCCGATACAGCTTCTCTTCTCACATGGGTCCTTTGTGGGTACTTTGGCGCTAGAACGGCAGATAAGATAGGCGTAAAACTTCCAGGGAAATAATCGTTATATTTGTATTAATAAATTTAATACAATGCAAATTAGAAAGATATCTATAGGCACGGACTATAAGTCTAGCGCAATGCACTACATTGTAGGACAAGAAATACTCGGAGGTTCTCACAGCATTCATTTAATAAAAGAAGACGAGCAGAAAGGCTCAATAAAAATATGGATTCAAAAATCGGATGAAATATTTTTATGGAAAGAGTTTAATTCAAATATGCCGATTTCTGTAGAATATAATATAAACTTTTAATGAGGTCTCCTTTTTATTTTATAGTAAAACCCACAAAGGGTAAAAGATATAACAACTCAAAAGATATAGGTGGTGTTGATTTTATAACCAGTACCTCAGAGGAAAACCACATGGCTTCTAATAGAGAAGCTATTGTAGTTTCTACTCCTTTAGGATACGAGGGAAATATAGAACCAGGAGATATTCTTTTAGTGCATCATAATGTATTTAAGTATTATTATGATATGCAGGGAAGGCAAAAAAGCGGTAAAAGTTTTTTTATGGATGATTTGTTTTTTGTGGACAATCATCAGTTTTATATGTATAACAAAAACAATAAATGGCATTGCCATGATAAATATTGTTTTGTAGAGCCAGTTCCTGTTACTGAATCTTATATACACAAGCCTTTTGCCGAAGAGCCGCTCATGGGTAAAATGAAATATATAAATAAAACATTACAGGAGCATGGCATAAAAGAAGGCGACCTAGTTACGTTTCGACCAGATACTGAATATGAGTTTAATGTAGATGGGCAAAAGTTATATAGAATGTATGACCACCACATTACAATGTCTTTATGAAACACACTATAAAATGTAGTCAGTGTGATAAAACATTTACTGGTGGTTATGATTATAGAATGCACTGGGAGGAAGCTCATTTAGATAATGCAATAAAACAAAATGAAATCAGAAGAACTCAAGAAAAAAATAATTGAAGCAGGAAGAAAAGCTGTTGAACAGCTTATCAAAGTTGCTAAAGAAGATATTATTAAGCACGACCCAGAAGATGAACTGGCGGCAGACAGATTGAAAAATGCAGCAGCAACAAAAAAGTTAGCTGTATTTGACGCTTTTGATATATTAAACAAAATAGACCAGGAGCAGGAGAATATAAACTTATCAAATAACACAGACGCTAAAGTTGAAACAAAACAAGGATTCGCAGAAAGACGCTCAAAGTAGTATCTATAAAGTTTTAGACGGATACATACCTAAAGGTGTGTTGGCTAATAAAAATAGAGCTAAGACCTGGCAGTATGGATACAATGACAAATATGACTTTGTTTGTATCTCTAAAAATGGTACGCTCGGAGATGTTGTAGAAATATCAGGTTTAAGAGTAGGATTGCCTGTAGCTCCTAAAAATTGTTTTTCAAGGTCTAAGACTAAATCAGAACAGTATTGGGAAAGACAAGAACTTCCCAAAGAACTCTCTAGGATATACTCTATATTTCAGTGGAATGAAATGCCTACCACTTTTAAATCAAAGTGGGTAGATTATATTGAGTCTGAGTTTGACAGTAGAGAGGAAGGGCATTGGTTTATGAATAACGGTAAGCCAACTTATATTACAGGCTCTCATTATATGTACTTGCAATGGTCAGCAATTGACGTGGGGTATCCAGATTATAGAGAGGCTAACAGAATATTCTATATTTTTTGGGAAGCGTGTAAAGCTGATAAGCGAGCTTTTGGAATGATATACCTAAAGATTAGACGTTCAGGATTTTCATTTATGGGTTCTTCAGAGTGTGTGAACGCAGGGACATTGGCAAAAGACTCTAGGGTAGGAATACTATCAAAGACGGGAGCGGATTCTAAAAAGATGTTTACCGATAAAGTAGTTCCTATATCCAATAGACTTCCATTCTTTTTTAAACCGATACAAGATGGTATGGATAAACCAAAGACTGAACTAGCCTTTAGGATACCCGCCTCTAAGATTACAAAGAAAAATATGTACGATAGTGTTGATGAAGAACTTACAGGTCTTGACACCACTATTGACTGGAAAAACACAGACGACAACTCTTATGATGGAGAAAAGCTTATGCTCTTAGTTCATGATGAGAGTGGTAAGTGGATAAAGCCAAATAATATACTTAACAACTGGAGGGTTACTAAAACCTGTTTGAGGTTAGGTAGTAAGATAATAGGCAAGTGCTTAATGGGCTCTACCTCAAATGCATTAGACAAGGGTGGCAGTAATTTTAAAAAGCTTTATGAAGATTCTGATGTAAGCACAAGAAACGCCAACGGACAAACTAAAAGCGGTATGTATAGTTTGTTTATACCTATGGAAATGAACATGGAGGGTTTTATAGATATATATGGTCAGCCTGTTCTTAGAGCTCCCAAAGAAAAATGCAAAGGTGTTGATGGAGAGTGGATTACCAATGGAGCTATAGACTACTGGCAAGCTGAAGTAGATTCATTAAAATCAGATGCAGATGCGCTGAACGAATTTTACAGACAGTTTCCAAGAACAGAGTCACACGCATTTAGAGACGAGAGTAAATCTTCTCTTTTTAATCTTACAAAGATATACCAGCAGATAGACTACAACGACTCTTTAATACTAGAGCATCACTTAACAAGAGGAAACTTTTATTGGCAGAATGGTATCAAAGATACTAAGGTGGCTTTTAGCCCTGACAAGAGAGGTAGGTTTTTAATTAGTTGGACACCATCGAAAGGGTTGCAGAATAATGTTATTGACAGGAGAGGCATTAAGTTTCCAGGCAACGACCATATTGGAGCGTTTGGATGTGACTCATACGACATATCTGGAACTGTAGGTGGTGGAGGTTCTAATGGAGCATTACATGGAATGACAAAATTTAGTATGGAGGAAGCTCCTGCTAATGAGTTTTTCTTGGAGTATGTGGCTAGACCACAGACTGCTGAGATATTTTTTGAAGAAGTTTTGATGGCGTGTGTATTTTATGGTATGCCTATACTGGTAGAGAATAATAAACCTAGACTACTGTATCATTTTAAGAACAGGGGATATAGAGGTTTTTCAATGAACAGACCAGATAAACATATATCGAAGTTGTCAAAAACAGAGAAAGAGCTAGGGGGTATACCCAATAGTTCTGAGGATGTAAAGCAGTCTCATGCTGCTGCAATTGAATCTTACATAGAAAAAAATGTAGGAATAGATTTTGATGGACAGTTTAGAGAGTCCGGAGATATGGGAAATATGTTGTTTACCAGGACTTTAGAGGACTGGGCAAAGTTTGATATAAGTAATAGAACTAAGTTTGATGCTAGTATTAGTTCTGGGTTAGCGATTATGGCTACACAAAGGCATATGTATCAGGTCGAGAAAAAACAATCAAAAATAAACCTTAACTTTGCAAGGTATACAAATAAGGGAACTTTAAGTGAATTAATAAGATAGATGAAGGATGTTACAATAGACATTGCATCTACAGGCTTTCCAAGTCAATTCGTTTCTGATGCAGAAAAAGCAACTGACGAATTTGGTTTACAGATAGGACAGGCTATTCAATATGAATGGTTTAAGAAAGATGGAAACCAGTGTAGATACTACAATCAATGGAGAGACTTTCACAGACTGCGTTTATACGCAAGAGGAGAGCAATCAATAGCCAAATATAAAAACGAAATTGCAGTAGATGGAGACTTGTCTTATCTAAACTTAGATTGGACTCCAGTTCCTATATTGCCAAAGTTTGTAGATATAGTCGTTAACGGTATGCAAGACCGAGAGTTTAAGGTTAAAGCTTATGCTCAAGACGCATTATCACAAGCTAAAAGAAGTAAGTATCAAGATATGATAGAGGGCCAGATGGCTGCTAAAGATATCTTGACTACGATACAAGAGCAGACGGGTGTAGACCCATTTATTATGGACCCCGATGAACTTCCATCGTCTGATGAGGAGCTGTCTCTTTACATGAACCTTAACTATAAACCTGCAATTGAGATTGCAGAAGAAGAAGCAATCGACACTATGTTTGCTGAAAATCACTATGATGATATCCGCAAACAATTAGACTATGACTCTACCGTTGTAGGTATGTCTGTTGCAAAGCACGAGTTTTTACCTGGAGCTGGAGTTCAAATATCTTATGTAGACCCAGCTAATGTTGTATACAGCTACACTGAAGACCCTCACTTTAAAGATTGTTTCTATTGGGGTGAGATTAAAACTTTACCTATCGCTGAACTATTGAAGATAGACCCTAGCCTAACTCGTGAAGACTTAGCGGAGATATCTAAATATAGCCAGAGCTGGTATGACTATTATAATGTCGCTCAGTTTTATGAGAATGATATTTTTTATAGAGACACTTGTACGCTTATGTATTTTAATTATAAGACCACTAAGAAGATGGTTTATAAGAAAAGAATACTTGAAGGCGGTGGTTCTAAGATGATAGAAAAAGACGATACTTTTAATCCTCCAGAAGAAATGATGGAAGACGGAAAGTTCGAGAAAATAGAAAAAACTATTGATGTTTGGTATGATGGAGTAATGGTTATGGGAACAAATATTCTTTTGAAGTGGGAGCTTGCAAAGAATATGGTTAGACCAAAGTCTTCTTCTCAGCACGCATTACCTAATTATGTTGCTGTTGCACCAAGAATGTATAAAGGAGTTATTGAGTCTTTAGTAAGACGAATGATTCCTTTTGCTGATTTAATACAAGTCACTCATTTAAAGTTGCAACAAGTTATTGCTAGAACTGTACCGGATGGCGTCTATATAGATGCAGATGGGCTTAATGAAGTCGACCTGGGTACAGGAGCAGCATACGACCCATCAGATGCATTAAGACTATATTTCCAAACAGGTAGTGTAGTGGGTAGAAGTTACACGCAGGATGGAGAATACAATCAAGGTAAAGTTCCGATACAACAACTCACAAGCAGTTCTGGAGCTTCTAAGACACAAATGCTTATAGCTAACTATAACCATTACTTAGATATGATACGCTCTGTAACAGGCTTAAATGAAGCGAGAGACGGTTCTACACCATCTCCAGACGCTTTGGTTGGTGTTCAGAAGTTAGCTGCATTAAACTCAAATACTGCAACAAGACATATATTAGATGGTAGTCTATATATATACAGAAGTCTAGCGGAAGCCTTAACTTATCGTATCGCAGATATTTTGGAATATGCAGACTTTAAGGAAGACTTTATAAATAAGATTGGTAAATACAATGTAAGTATACTTGGTGAAATATCAGACCTATATATTTATGATTTTGGTGTGTTTATAGAATTGTCTCCAGACGAAGAGCAAAAAGCTATGCTTGAGCAGAACATACAGATGGCTTTATCTAAACAAGATATTAATCTTGAGGATGCTATTGATATTCGTGAGATTAAAAATCTTAAACTTGCCAATCAATTATTAAAAGTTAAAAGGCTTGCCAAGCAGGAGCGTGATGAAAGAATGGCTATGCAAAAACAAGCAATGACCGCTCAACAACAGCTCAAGTCTCAAGAGATGTCTGCACAAGTTGCTATGCAAAAGATAGAACTTGAAACGCAATCTAAAATGAAAGTAAAGCAAGCAGAAATAGCTTTTGAAATTGAAAAACAAAAAGCAGAAGCGCAGCTTAAATCTCAATTAATGCAACAAGAGTTTAATTATAACTTACAATTGCATGGCATGACCGAGCAGTCTTTATCAAATAGAGAAGATTCAAGAGAGAAAGCTAAGTCTGATAGAATTAGTCAACAAAATACTGAGCAGAGTAAATTGATTTCACAACGTAAAAATAATTTACCTCCACAGAATTTTGAATCTAATGAAGATAGCCTAGATGGCTTTGATTTATCTGAGTTTTCACCTCGATAATGAGCATTAAAATTTTAAGTAAATTTGTAATCTAAATTAAATTAAATGGAATTAAAAGTACGAGCGGTAGATGCCGTTGAAGAAAAATCAATACAAGAAGTTGAACAAGAACTTCTTGATAAGCATGAGGAGAAGTTAAATGAAACTTCTGAAACAACAGAAGAGACTCCTCAGATAAAAATGGATTTTGTTGAAGAGAGTGTCGTAGAAGACACTCCTAAAACAGAAGAAGAAAAAATTGAAGATACGCCTGAGCCAGTTGAAGAACCAGCCGAGCTATCTGAACAAGACGTTCTTTCATATATTGGAAAAAGATATGGTAAGGAAATTAATTCACTAGATGAATTAAGCGCAGCAAGAGAAGAAGCTGAAGAGCTTCCAGAAGATGTTGCGGCTTACTTTAAGTATAAAAAAGAAACGGGAAGAGGTATTGAAGACTATGTAAAATTACAAAGAGACTTTAGTGCTATGAATCCTGATTCTTTGCTAAGAGAGTATTTGACAGTTACAGAAGGCGAAGGTTTAGACCCCGAAGATATTGATTCTCTAATGGAGGATTATTCTTGGGATGAAGAACTAGATGATGAATCTGTAATTAAAAAAACAAAATTAGCAAAAAAGAAAACTATTGCTAAAGCAAAGAAGTTTTTTAATGAGCAAAAAGAATTATACAAGCAGCCCCTTGAGTCGAGACCGGCTGTTGATTCTCAGAGCAACAATGAAGAGCTTCAAGAGTACAGGCAATATTTAGAATCTGTTAAAACTCAACAACAGGAAAGTGAGGCAAAACGAGATTGGTTTTTAAAAGAAACCGATAAAGTTTTTACTGAAGATTTCAAAGGTTTTGATTTCGTGCTTGACGACAAAACAGTAACCTTCTCTCCCGGTGATGCGCAGACAATTAAAAAAACTCAAGAAACTCCGATGAACTTTATTAATAAGTATTTGGATGACAAAGGTTTAATTAAGGATGCTGCCGGATACCATCGAGCTTTATCAATCGCAATGAATCCTGACAAATTTGCCAAGTTCTTTTATGAGCAAGGTAAGTCTGAAGCTACGGAAGATGTAATACGCAAAACTAAAAATATAAATATGAGCGAGCGTAGAGCGCCTGAAGTAACTAATAAGGGAGGATTTCAAGTTAAGTCAGTTAACCCTGATTCGGGGAGAGGCTTAAAAATAAGAAGTATTAAACGAAAATAAATTTTAAAAATTAATTATTATGGCAGGAGCAGTTCAAGCAACCCCTGGGTTTGCTTTACAACCGAGTGCAGAACAGGTGCCTTTGGCAACTAACTACATTACAAACTTTGATTTCTTAAATCAGTATTTACCTGATACATACGAAAAGGAGTTTGAGCGATATGGAAATCGCACGATTGCATCTTTCTTACGTTTAGTAGGAGCAGAGATGCCTTCTAACTCTGACCTTATCAAATGGGCAGAGCAAGGAAGATTACACACTAAATATACCAATTGTGCTTCAGGAGCAGCAGCAGCTGCTGATAATGCTACAATCACAGTGAATGATGCGCTAGTACCTGGTACTGGAAGCATTGCAATTAGAGTAGGACAGACTGTTGTTATCTCTGATAATGCAGGAAGCGGAATGAACAAAGGTATTGTTACAGCTGTAGATACAGCAGCAGGTACTTTTGACGTAGCTTATTATGAAGCAGCTGGACAAGTTGGTGGTGTTGGACTTACAAGAACAGTATTTATTTATGGTTCTGAATTTAAAAAAGGAACTAATGGAATGGTAGGCTCATTAGAAGCTGATGACGTTATCTTTGATAACTCTCCAATTATCATTAAAGACAAATACGCTGTAAGCGGGTCTGACATGGCACAAATTGGATGGGTAGAAGTAACTACTGAAAACGGAGCATCTGGATACTTATGGTATCTTAAATCAGAGCACGAAACTCGTCTACGTTTTGACGACTATTTAGAAACAGCAATGATTGAAGCTGTACCAGCAGAAGCTGCGTCAGGAGCAATTGCAGCTGGAGGAGATGTAGGGAACAAAGGTTCTGAAGGTATCTTCTATGTAGTTGAGAATCGTGGAAATGTGTGGGGCGGTGGAAACCCAGCTGCACTAGCTGACTTTGATGCAGTAATCTCGCGTTTAGATAAGCAAGGTTCTATTGAAGAAAATGTAATTTTCGTTGATAGAGAATTTAGCTTTGATATTGATGATATGTTAGCAGCTCAGAACTCTTATGGAGCTGGTGGAACATCTTATGGTTTATTTGACAATGACAAAGACATGGCATTAAACCTAGGATTCACTGGATTCCGTAGAGGATATGACTTCTACAAGTCTGATTGGAAATACTTAAATGACCCAACTATGCGTGGGGGACTTCCTACTGGAGCTAACTCAGGCCGTGTAAACGGACTATTAGTACCAGCTGGTTCTACTACAGTATACGACCAGATTTTAGGTAAGAATGCGAAGAGACCATTCCTTCATGTTCGATACAGAGCTTCTGAAACTGAAGACAGACGTTACAAAACTTGGATTACAGGTTCTGCTGGCGGTGCTGCTACTTCAAGCTTAGATGCTATGGAAGTACACTTCTTGTCTGAGAGAGCTGTATGTACTTTAGGTGCAAACAACTTCTTCTTATTCCAAGAGTAGTATTATTACCAAGGGAGGTTTAACCGCCTCCCTTTTTTTTAAATCTAATTAAATTTATATATAATGAAAAAAAACACATTAGTAGACAAGGTCTACAAACTTACTAGAGATAGAGCTCCGATATCTTTCTTATTACCTTCGGGAGGCTCAAGAAGACAACCCTTATTACATTTTGACGAAGACAAAGGAATCAACCGAGTGTTGAGATATTCTCCTAACCAAAAATCTTGTTTTGAAGATGAGCAAGATGGACAAGTAGTTAGAGAGCCTATTGATTTCGTTGATGGCTTTTTAAGAGTTCCAAAAACAAATCCTGTATTGCAAGAGTTTTTATATTATCACCCACTAAACGGTAAAAAGTTTATTGAGGTGAATGAAGAAAAAGATGCAGCAGCAGAAATTGAACAATTAAACATAGAGGCAGATGCTCTTATTGAAGCCAGAAAGCTTTCTGTAGACCAGGTAGAGACCATATCAAGAGTTTTGCTTGGAAGAAATACAGAGCAAATGAGCACGGCAGAGCTTCGTAGAGATATATTAATCTTTGTTAAGCAAGACCCTAATACGTTCTTAAAGATGATTAACGACCCTATGTTAAAGCTACAGTCCAATGTTCAGTTGTTTTTTGACAAAGGATTGTTATCTTTTAGAAACAAACAAAAGGAAGTATGGTTTAACACATCTACCAATAAGAAGAAGATGTTAACCGTGCCTTTTGGAGAAGACCCAATGTACATTGTATCGTCATATTTACAAAGCGATGATGGGATAGAGTCTTTGAAGATGTTAGAAAAATTGCTAGAAGATTAGCAGTTGTTGAGAGAGGTCAAAAATAATTGACCTCTTTTTTTTTGCTTATCTTTGTAAAAAAGAAAGCGATGATAAACGCTGTTAGAAATACAGTTCTTGCTATCCTTAACAAGAATAATTACGGTTATATATCTCCATCAGATTTTAACTTGTTTGCCAAGCAAGCGCAGTTAGATATTTTTGACGAATACTTTATATCTTATAATAATCAGGTCAACAAACAAAATGGGAGAGTATCTGGAACTGGATACGCAGATATTCAAAAAGGATATGAAGAAGTCATAGATACTTTTTCAGTTACAGCAAGCTTATCTCAAAGCGTACTAAATGAATATACAGTACCTACGGCAGCAACCACAGGTTCGGATTATTATCTTTTAAATAAGATTTTAATTTACAGCACTGTGATTTCATCGGGAACAACTACCGCAACTGGAGGTGGAAACACACAGTTAATAGATTCGGGTGCAACATTTCAAACCGATGGAGTGGCAGTAGGGGATATTGTTTCTGTGGTTTTAGCAAACTCAGTAATAACAAATTTAAAAGTTGCGTCTGTAACTAATGAAACTACACTAGTTTTAAATGTAGCCTCTTTGACTACAACAGGTGTCTCTTATGCTATCTATAAGAAGTCTGATTTAAAAAATGAAGCAGAGCAGGTTAGTCATAGCAAAATAACTATGCTTACTAAATCAATGCTTACTAGTCCTAACACTACTTTCCCTGCCTATACTCAGGAAGGAAACATATTAACCTTATATCCTGATTCTGTAAACCAAATAGGGCGAGTGGTATCGCAATATATCAGATATCCAAAAGACCCTAAGTGGACTTATGTTTCGCTTACAGGAGGGGAGCCTATATTTGACCAGTCTCAATCAGACTATCAAGACTTTGAGCTTCCTCAAGATGATGTAAATAATTTAGTGGCTAGAATATTACAATATGCAGGTATGTCTATTAGAGAGATAGCTACGGTGCAGTTCGGTCAAGCTATAGAACAACAAGAAAACCAAGAACAATAGTATGGCATATTTATCTCAATATCAATATTACGAAAATGCAGGAGCAGCTCCTACTAATAAAAATTGGGGGTCTTATCAGTATGTAAGCTTGGAAGATATAGTAAATAATTTTCAGTTGATGTACTCTGGAAACCACTCTTTAGTTAATAACGAGGAAAGGTATAAGATATTGTTTCATGCAAAACGCGGGATACAAGAGCTTAACTATGATGCGTTTATGGAAGTAAAAGCATTAGAGCTTACTGTGTTTGATAATCTTACTTTTGTTTTACCTAATGACTATGTAAACTGGATTCGCATATCTCTATATAAAGACGGATGGCTTAGACCTTTAAATGAAAACATTCAGGTTAACTCTGCTCAAGCATATTTGCAAGGAGCAGGAGGGACTCTTACATTTAATTCAGACGGCACTGTAATTACTACTGACTCGCAGCTAGATACTGAAAGAAAAAATGGTCAACAAAACAGCATCTATTTAAATCAAAATAATGCTGACGACCAAATACCCGCTGACACCCAAGCTAATTGGTATGCAGATTACACTATTGGAGCGCGCTATGGTTTAAATACAGAAACCGCTAATATAAATCCTACTTTTAGAATAGACAAAAAAGCAGGAGTTATAAACTTTGATTCTACAATGCTTAATGAAAGCTGCATATTAGAATACATCTCTGATGGAATGGAGGGAGGAGATGATTCTCAAGTTTCAGTGAACAAACTTTTTGAAGATTACGTTTACGCTTATATTGAGTATGCTATTTTAAATAGCAAATTTAATGTTCAAGAGTATATTATCAATAGAGCTAGAAAAAGAAAAACAGCTCTACTTAGAAATGCAAAAATTAGATTAAGCAATATTCATCCTGGAAGATTATTAATGAATCTAAGAGGAGAGAGTAAGTGGATTAAATAAGATGGCAAACATTCAAAGAAATTTTATCGCTGGCCGTATGAACAAAAGCCTTGACGAAAGGCTTGTTCCTAATGGCGAGTATATTGATGCGTTAAATGTAAGGCTGGGTTCTACAGAGGGCTCTGAAGTAGGCTCTGTAGAAAACTCAAAGGGTAACACCATTCTTACAACATTGATGTTTGATAATATTGAACTAAGTAACAATGCTAGATGTATTGGAGCTTTTGAGGATGGCGCAAATGAAACTATTTATTGGTTCGTACATGACCCTGCATTTATAGCTAGTCCTACTGCTAAATTAGATTTAATAGTTTCTTATAATACCAACACAGCTAATACGACTTATAATGTAATAAGCGCTAATGACGGAACTAATTTAAAAACCACTCTTAATTTTAGCCCTTATCATTTAATTACTGGCGTAAACTTAATAGATGATTTATTGTTTTTTACAGACAATATAAATCCTCCTAGATACATTAATATAAATAGGAGCTACAACTCTCCTACTTCATCTCCATCTTATTTTGATGGTTTTTCTCCTGAAGCCTTATTGGTAATTAAAAGACCGCCTATTGCCGCTCCTACAATTCAAACATTAAATCTCCAAGGACAGCAAGACGATTTTTTAGAAGAAAGATTTATATCATTTGCTTATAGGTATAAGTATAGTGATAATCAATACTCTGCAACTTCGCAGTTTAGTGAAGATGCGTTCACACCTTCGTCATTTAATTTTAGCTACAATAGCTATCTTAATGAGGGAATGAAAAATACTAAGAACGCTGCAATAATAACTTTTAATACAGGTAGTTCTTTGGTTACGGGTGTAGAGCTTTTATTTAAAGAGTCTACAACAAACAACATCAAGGTTATTGAGTTTCTTGATAAGTCAACATTAGGATATTCTGATAATACAGATTATACATATACGTTCGATGATAGAAAAATATTTACTCTTTTACCTGATTCAGAGATACTAAGACTATACGACAACGTACCTAAGATAGCTAAAGCTCAAACGGTAATGGGTAATAGGCTTGTGTACGGAAACTATAAAGAAGGGTATGATTTAAAAGATAAGTTTAATCAAGATTTAAGATTAGAGTTTTTTGCTAGTTTAAATAGTACGGTAATAGCTACATCTGATTTATTAGACTCTACTGGACCTGGATACTACTCGATTGGTCCTACACCTTCTACAATAAATAATTCTATAGTGTTTTTTGATTTATCAAATCAAGATGGAACAACAATAGAATTAACTGCCGGGTCTAGCATAACTTTAGACTTTACGATAGTGCATAGTCAGTTTACTGGAACTACTCCAGGAGCAACAACTTCAAATGTTGACATTGTATTTGATTATACTTTACCAACATATTTTCCTAATGCATATTCTCTTGCAACAAGCACAGATTTTATTGAAAAAATAGGAACGATTGCAAACATACAAACTGTAACTGACGCTTGCAACGGTTCTACTTTAACTGACCAGGTTAATTGCGCATTACCTTCTACTCTTGGAACATACACTAAAACAGCAAGTGGTATAAGTAATACAGGAGAGCCTATCGCAATTATATCTTCTCCAGCAAGCAATACTATTGGTCTTCAGTTAATAGCAATGAACTACGTTGACGGAGGTAATAACGCTTATGAGTTTTATGAAGTAAATAGTGCGACTGCTAGTTTTAGAAATACTGATACAGTTAGAAGTCTTCATAGTAACAGAGGTTATGAAGTTGGTATTGTTTATATGGATGAATATAATCGCTCATCTACGGCTCTTGTAAGCCCAAATAATACGATACAGATACCTTGTGCTAATTCAATAAATAAAAACGAATTACAGGTTACTATACCTCCTCAGCAGTTAGCTCCAAGTTGGGCTACTAGATATAAGTTTGTGTTAAAACCTACAGAAACTACATACGATACTATATACTCCAGTATTTATTTTCAAGACCCTGGGAGTAATGCAACATATTTTTTACTAGAAGGGGAGAATGCCAATAAGGTAGAAGAGGGAGATAGATACTTTGTAAAGTCTGATAGCAATGGCCCTATACTAAGATGCGTAGAAGCTACTGTTTTAGAGAAAGAAAATAAGTCAGCAGATTTTATTACTCCTTCAAATGGTTCAGCAGTTCCTTCAGGAACATACATGAAAATTAACCCTAATAACTTTTCTACAGTTAGGGAGGCTAACGATATAATAACACCAGGTTCTAAAACAGAACCTCAAGACACAGCAAATCAGTATCCTATATTGGCGTACCCAATGAATCTTGATGTACCTGACCCAGCTATTCCAGGAAGTACACATACAGATTATAATGTACCTGCTGGAAGTAGAATTGTAATGTCTATAAGACAAGAAAGATTAGGCCCAGGACAAGGAAATGGTAAATGCGAAAGAAGAATTAGTGAGCTAAATGTAGAGCTTGTATCTTCTACCACTTATGACAATATGCAGGATTGGTGGAATGGAGACAACGTAGAGGCGGTATTAAATGATGCGGTAACAGAAGTAGGCGGAAATACAGGGAGTATATCTAATGTTTATGAGCCCGCTACAGCCGCAACTAAACAAGATATATCAACTTCCGAAGGAACAAACTACTACAAGTTTTTTAGAGACACCGCAACTAATGAATTAGCATTACTTATTACAGGTACTGTAAGATGTGGAGGTACACTATCAAGAGAAAAAAGACGCTCTACCGTTACAGCTGATATACAAATATATAGAGCTGATTCTATTATAGCATTTGAAACACAACCCACAGACGCACTTGATAATGTGTGGTATGAAAACCACCTGTCGTTTGATGTAAGCGCAGATGGAATGCATTCTGGAAATGTACAGACACAAACATCAAGTTTGCCTGCAATTATTGATACAGAGTTTTCTGATTGTTTTGCGTTTGGTAATGGTGTTGAAAGTTACAAGATATTAGACTCAATTGTAGGTAAGACTAAAAATATAGGCGAGCGTGTAACCTCTACCTCTAATATGGACTACAAAGAGTCACATAGGTTTGCTGATTTAACATATAGTGGAGTTTATAATGATGAGACCAATGTAAATAAACTAAATGAGTTCAACTTAGGTCTTCTTAATTTTAAGCCATTAGAAGACTCCTATGGCCCTATTCAATTATTAGACGGAAGAAAAACAGATATACTTACCTTACAGGAAGACAAAATATCCTATGTGCTGGCTGGTAAAAATTTACTTAGTGATGCAACTGGGGGAGGAGCAGTGACTTCCGTTCCAGAAGTATTAGGCACACAAATAGCAAGATTAGAAGATTACGGTATAAGTGAAAACCCAGAGAGTTATGCTTCGTATGGTCCTAATAAATATTTTACAGATGCCAAGCGTGGAGCAGTAATAAATTTAATTGGTGGAGCGTATAATAATGAGCAGCTTCAAGTTATATCAGAAGCAGGTATGCGCTCGTGGTTTAGAGACCTTTTTATTGACACTTTTACGACTCAAAAAATGGGAGGGTTTGACCCTTATATGAATGAGTATGTATTGCACTCTAATGTTCAATTGCCACAGCCAGTTGTAGAATGTGTAGACTGTAACTCTACAAAAAACATTACAATAAATCCAGCAACCACTTTTACATATTGTGTAAATGTTGGAGATTTATTAGGGATAGTAGATATAGACTTTACAATTCCTACTGGAGGGTTTACTGAATTAGTGAGTGAGCTTAATGATAATATCGTCAGTGAAAGGTTGTCTGATGAAATAGTTTCGGAAAACGACAACTCAACTACTGGATACACTATAACGGCAACATATAATGGGGTATCACATACTACAGGAACAGTATACGATAGCGGAACCTTATCCTTTAACAAGAACGATGTAAATACTGATACTGTTGAGATATCAGTAACTCAAGACAGTTCTGTTGCAAGCATTATTGATATTAATACTTCTTGCCCTGATGCTCAAACAATAACAATTATA